AAAGAAAGACCCGAAGACCGCCGCCGACGACGCCGCGGCCCGTTCCAAGACCCGCAAGACTGCCCAGACCACCAAGGCACCGGCCAAAGCCTCGCCCGCTGTCACTGCGGCCAAGAAAAGCCCGGATACCGACAAGGAGGCGAAGGCCCTGTTCTTGCAGGCGTTGCCGAAGATCGCCGACCTCAAGGCCAAGCTGAACACCGCCAACGCCAACCTGCGCAATTCCTACAAGGCGGCAAAGGCTGATGGCTTCCTGAAGAAGGACTTCGACACCGCCTTCCAGATCCAAGGTGCCGATGGCGAGAAGGCCAAGAAGGCCGCTATTGCCCGCGAGCTGACGATCGCGAAGTGGCTTGGTTGTGATCTGGGCTCGCAACTCGACCTATTCGTCGAGGATACGCGGGTGCCGGCGGCGGACCGTGCCTATGAGGAGGGGCAGGCTGCCTCGATGAAGGGTGAGACCGCAAATCCGGACTATCACCCGGCGACCGAGCAGCACCGCCAGTTCATGCAAGGATTCCACGACGATCAGGAGAAGCGGATCAAGAACGGCATGGGCAAGCTGCATCCAGCCGTTGCTGAGGATCTGCAAAATACAGCGGCGCAGAAGGCCCTGCGAGATGCTGAGAGGGCGGGGGATGCCAAAGCATTCGAGGCCCCGGCATCCGGCGTCGCGATGACGCGCTCGCAGCACGACGCCATGAAGGCCAATCGGGCTCACTGATGTCCGATCCGTTTGTGATCATCAAGCTAGACGGCCCTCCCCGTGGGAAGGGCCGTCCTCGTTTCGGCAGGCGTGGATCGTTCGTCGCGGTCTGGACCGACAAGAAAACCACCGGCTACGAGAATTTGCTGAGTGGCGCAGCCATCGAGGCAATGAAGCCGGCGTTGCCACATCTGGGAGCCCTGTCCGTGCGGATCGAGGCCGGAATGCCTATTCCGGATAGTTGGTCGAAGAAAAAGCAGCAGGCGGCCATCGCAGGCGATCTTGCGCATATCGGCAAGCCGGACTTTGACAACATCGCCAAGATTGTCGGCGATGCGTTGAACAAGATCGTCTGGAAAGACGATAGCCAAATCATCGTCTGCGCTTTCCGAAAGTTCTATTCGGCTGATCCGGGTTTGATGATCTCGGTCTGGGACTGGGAATGAGCCTGCTGGAAGGCTTGCCATACCGGCATTTCAAAGTGGTGCATGCCGACGTTCCGTGGCGCTTCCAGAGTTATTCCGAAGCCGGCGAGGAGCGCAGCGCGCAGAACCATTACGACTGCATGTCGTTGCGGGATATAGCGCGGCTGAACGTCGAAGCACATACCGCCGAGGACTGCCATCTGTTCTTCTGGGTCACGGGCCCGTTCCTCGCTGCCGGTGCCCACATCCAGATCATGCGATCATGGGGCTTTGAGCCGACCGCGATGGCGTTCGTGTGGCTGAAGCTCAACCAAGGCTGGCATCCGCGGTGGCCGGCATTTATGGAGGACGCGATGTTCTTTATGGGGCTTGGTCACACGACTCGGCAGAACGCCGAGTATGTGATCCTCGGCAAGAAGGGCAAGCCGGCACGGCTGGTGAAAGACGTCAAGCAGATAATTTGCGCGCCGCTGCGCGAGCACTCGCGGAAACCAGATGAAGTATATCGGCGCATCGAGCGCTACGCCGAGGGCCCATATCTAGATTTATTTGCTCGGGAGAAACGCGAGGGTTGGACGGTGCGCGGCAACGAGAGCGACAAATTCGGCTAGACTCGCCGTCACAGAAGCGTAAAAAAAGAAATGGCCCCCGGAGCAGTGACTCTCCGAGGGCCGTAGACCAATCGATTGCAGCGATTGGGATTGCGGCGACGGGTACAAAATAGGGATACATCCCTGCCCCGTCAACCTCCGTCCCGATCCAATTTCTGGAGGGACGATGACTCGCGTATCTTGCAATGAAACTACGGTCATATTGGCTGATCCGCCATGGCCTCATGCTAACGGTTCCCGCACCAACAGCGGTAAATCACCCAAATATCCCCTGATGAACCTGCGCGAGATCGCGGCGCTGGGTCCGACTATTATTGCTGAGGCCGGCGAGCATGCGATGCTCGCTCTCTGGGCCACGGGCCCGCATCTGCCCGGGGCGGTAGACGTACTGCGTTCTTTCGGATTTACGTACCGCAGTTTCCGCGTATGGCGTAAGCGGAAAATCGCGTGTGGTTTCTGGGTTCGCTCTAACGCTGAAATTGTTTTAATTGGCGAACGCGGTCGGCCGTCATCCCCGCGCGGGGGAACCTTGCGACGAACAATTTTCGATGGTGATGCGGTCACGCCTGAATTTCATTCATCCAAACCGTCAGAGCTGCATGAAATGGCTGAAAGTTCTTGGCCGGAATCGAGGAAGGTGGAACTATTCGCGACTGCTGAGCGGCCCGGTTGGGAATGTTACGGCACCGATCTGGGCTATTTGATCACCCCTGATGGAGTGATTCGGCAATGAACATCCATCAGAAATGGATTCCAGCCTCGCTGGAGGCAGAGGAAAGCCTTCTCGGAGCCATCCTCCTCAACAACGACGCTCACGCCCGGGTGTCGGAAATCCTCGAACCTCACCATTTCAGCGAGCCACTGCTCGGCCACGTCTATGACGTGACCTGCACCCTGATTCGAGCGGGAAAGCTGGCTAATCCAATCACGGTACAGGCATTTCTGCCGCCGCTGGTTTATGACACCAAAATCAAGACCAAGGCCTATGTGGCCCGAATCGCTGCGGCTGCGACCACCATCATCAACGCCATCGACTACGCCAAACACATCCGGGAACTAGCCGATCGGCGCCAGATTGCCGAGATTGCCCGCCTGATGGCCCCAGACGCGGCTACGGAGGCCGTACAGCTCGCTGCCGAGGCGATCGAGCAGTTGGATACCATCGTCACCTCAAAGGCCTCCAGCGGGGCTCCCAGCCTCGATATGAGGGAGGCCATGATGCGGGCGGTCGACGCCGCGGCCGCGGCTTATCAGAGCGATTCGCACATTCAGGGCATTCCGACCACGTTGCGCGACCTCGATACCAAGCTGGGCGGCATGTCGCGTGGTGACCTAGTCGTGATCGGCGGCCGCCCCGGCATGGGCAAGTCGGCGATGATTCTCACCATGCTGCGGCGTGCGGCAGAACAGAAGTTCAAGTCCATGCTGGTGTCGCTGGAGATGTCGGATGTTCCGATGTCGCAGCGCATGATCTCGGATTGCATCTTCGACCTTCCCGGCGACAACCTGCCCTATGCCAACCTGAAGAACGGCCGATTCCACGAAAAGCTTTTCACGCAGGTGCAGGAGGCGGCCACCCATATGGCCGAATTGCCGATTCGCATCGAGCAGCAGCCGGGTCTCACAGTATCGCAGATCGGCGCGCGTGCCCGGCAATACAAGCGCCGTCACGGACTCGACGTTCTCGCCGTCGATCATCTCGATCTCGTCCGTGCGTCCGGCCGATATGCCGGCAACAAGGTCTATGAGCTGGGCGAGACCACCGCGGCTCTGAAGGCGCTCGCCAAGGAGATGGAAATCGTGGTGGTGTTGCTGGCGCAGCTCTCACGCGAGGTCGAGAAGCGTGAGGACAAGCGGCCCCAGCTCGCGGATCTGCGATCGTCCGGCAGCATCAAGCAGGACGCCGACACCGTGATCTTCCTCTATCGGCACGAATATTACCTCGCCAGCAAAGAGCCGGAGAAGGCAACGCCTGAGCATGCGTTGTGGCAGGTCGAAAAGGACAAATGCCACAACAAACTTAACGCCATCATCGCCAAGCAGCGCAGCGGACCGACCGGCAACGTCGATCTGTTCTGTGACATTTCCAACAACGCGATTCGCGACCTTGATAACAGCTATGTACCGGGAGCAAACTGATGAGCCTTCAAGCAGTGGAATGGGCGCTGGCACAGCGCGTTGGAAGCGGTCACCTGAAGGCGACGCTGGTGGCTATCGCCTGCTGTCATCGTGACGATGTATGGCCTGTTACGCGCGAACAGATTGAGGCTGAGAGCGGTCTCACCGACAGGACCGTATCGCGCCACCTGAAGGATCTTTCTGATCGTGGTTTCATCACAGTCGGAGAAAATTCCGTATCTCTCTCCATGGAGGCTGGATCATGAGCGGCGAAGCAGTCGGTTGGGCCTTCCGAAAGGTTGCGATGGATGACGCCACCACAAAATTTGTGCTTGTGGCGATCTGCAATTACGCCAACGACAAAGATGAAGCATGGCCTTCCCATGCCGCCATCGCCCGTCTCACCGGGCTTTCAAAGAGAACAATCCAAAACGGCATCCAGAAGCTGGAAGATTGGGGGATAATCAAACGCGTCCGGCGAGACCGCGACAACGGCAGCGAGACCAGCGCGATGGTGTCGATCGACATCGAATCAAGTTGGGTCGTAAGGGGGGGTATAGCAACTCGTGCTACAGGGGTGACGCAGCAGGTGCCACAGGGTGTAGCATCAGATTCCACCCTTGAAACAACACTTAAACAACAATCTAAAAAGAAACGTGCTGAGGAGGTTTATTCGGAAGAGTTCGAAGCCCTCTGGCTGCTCTACCCTAGAATCAAAAACACATCGAAAAAAGATGCATGGAACGCCTACCGCATGCTGAGCGCTGAGAATCAGCAGCGAGTGCGCGCTGCAGTGCCACTGTTTGCCGCTGACATGCGCGCCGAGGGCCGGCCGCAAGACAAGATCAAGCACATGGTGTCGTGGCTCAACGGCAGGATGTACGAGACCGCCGGGGTGGTCACAGCGCCGGCTGCCAAGGCTGCTCTGGTCGATTGGCACAAGACCGCCAGCCGAGAGCAGTGGATCAAGGTGCTGCCGCACTGGCGGGAAAATTATAGCTGGAATCCGGTTTGGGGTCCGGCGCCCGGGAAATCCGGCTGCATGCTGCCGGAGGATCTCCTCACCGAGCTGGAGAAATATCAGATCATTCTCGATCGCGATGGGAGGAAAGTTGCCGAGGCGGCAATCAGCGACGCATCACAACTGCGTGACGCGATAAACGCAGCACATGCGGCTGCGTGATGTGAGGTAAGCCTCGGTGCCGAGGCTTACTTTCCCGGGTCAAGCTATTTTTGAAAGTTCAAGTTAAGCCTGTGCCGCAGCGACATCACACAGATTAATCGGGGGAATCGGCAATTTGGCGAAAGTCGATTTGCTATACTGATCCCAACGACGCGCATGGTGCGGGTCGGGCTGTTTGAAACGATGGAGCATCAAAATGAGTGACTTCCGTATGGAAGCGCCGGCATTCCACGTCTGGAATGAAGGCGGGGTACATGAGCTGGTCTGCTACGACGCCCGGGATCTGAAGTCGCGTATTGGCTTCGGAGTTAGCCGTTGCACCGATCGGGACTGTGATTGGTGTCGCGACAACCGCGGCCTTGTATTGGTTGGGGGAGCATCACGATGAGCGACGCAAAGAAGCCTGCCCCGCTGCCGGATTATTACATCTCGGTGGACAAGGGAAAGAAGTGGCACCTGCTGTGCAAAGGCTGCGATGAGGCTTGGTCGATCGACAAGGAGAGGGCGCACGCCCTCGGCGCCGTCCTCAAATTGCTGAACCACGCCAGAAGCCATGATTAGGTAAAGTATTCTCCCCGGGCGCCGTACCGCCCGGGGTCATAAGTGAGAGGAAAGGGCCATGGGTGATTACGATGATATTTCGGAAATCAGCGATCAGGGTGCCATCAAGGGAAATTATCGGGAGGATAGCCGGGGAGCCCGAAATCCCAGAAAGGTGCTGCGATCGAGACTTTCCAGCGGTAGGTTTAAGCGGATCAAAAAGAAACCCATCACATTGGCTGGCGGTAAGCATGGGGTTGACAGCCCAAGTTCAACATGATTTACATTCTCCCACTGGAGCCAATGTGGCTCGCAGAAACAGGAGAGCATCCAATGAAAACCGGCAAGACCCTCACCCAGCTCGCTCAGGAAATCGAACGCCGCGCGAACAACAAGTCCGATCTCGTCGCATCGACCCAAAATATGGGAATGATCGGCGGCATCAACACTCCGGTCGTTCTGACGGTGGGGGCCGACAAGACCTTCAATATCAACGATATCGCCCACAGTCAGATCGGGCAGTATCTCGAAATTCCCAAGACCTACTACGACAAGATGCGCGACCAATCGCCGAGCCTGCTGGCATCCAACGTCAATCAGTGGTTCCAGAAATATCCCGCTCCTCGCATGGTTCGCACGCTTGACGGCAACGCCCGCGCTTTCCTATCCGACAAGTTCTCGCCGGACATGGAGAACGAGGATCTCGCCGAGGCCGTGCTGCCGGTTTTGCTCGACATGGATCTCGCGATCATGTCCTGCGAAGTCACCGATCGCCGGCTGTACATCAAGGCGGTCGACAAGAAAGTCGAGCGCGCGCTGGCCAAGACCGGTGCCAAGTTCGGCGACGGCGGCCACACCATCGTCCGCGTCAACAGTCCGGCCATCACGATCTCCAACTCGGAAGTCGGTATGGGTGCGCTGTCGATCCAAGGCGGTGTCTACGATCAGTTCTGCTCCAACCTTGCGTCGTTCGGTGAGCGCTCGATGCGCCGTGCGCACGTCGGCCAGAAGCAGAGCATTGCCGAGGGTGAGCTGTACGCCATGCTCTCGGACAAGTCGCGCCGGCTGAATAACGCGGCATTGTGGTCGACCGTTCGTGACGTCGTCCGCGCCGTGTTCGATAAGGCGAAGTTTGATTCGCTGTGCGACAAGATCGAAGGCACCCACGCTGATAAGATCACCGGCGACGTGGTGAAGGTAATCGAGTTGTCCAGCCGCAAGCTGGGCCTGCTGGAGACCGAAGGTAAGTCTGTTCTGAAGCACCTGATCGAGGGCGGCGACCTGTCGCGCTTTGGTCTGTACAACGCGGTGACCCGCATGTCGCAGGATGTCGAATCCTACGATCGCGCCACCGAGTTGGAGCGGATCGGCGCGCAGGTGATCGAGTTGGCCAAGCCCGATTGGAAGGTGCTCGCCGAAGCCGCGTAAAAGCGGCGACCACCCCGGGAGGGCTTCCTCAGCGATATTTTCAAGCTGATGTCAACCCCAGCGGCATGGCGCGGTGTATCGGCCGAGCCGCTTCTGGGGCGAATCGATATGCTGGCCGGGCCAACCGGCTGCGGCTTCCCCGACTGGATCATCACCGGCGGCGAGAGCGGCGCCGGGTTTCGTCCTCTCGATATGGACGCGGTCCGGCTGCTGCGCGATCAGTGCGCGGATCTCGGCGTCACCTTCCATCACAAGCAAAACGGCGGATTCCGCGGAAAGGATTCGGGATGTCTGATCGACGGTGCCGAGCACAAGTTCTTCCCGCCGGCACTGGCGGCTTGATCTGTTCGAGAAAGGGAAACTGCGATGACCTCAGATTTTGACCTTCTGGAAGAAATCGCGGATCAGAACGCTCTTAGCGCAAACCATAAAAGGCATGCGCGCGGGGCCAAAAGCAAGCCTCGGAAAGTATCCTTATCCCGCCGATCGTCCGGTAGGTTCAAGAGAATCAAGAAGAAGCCGATAACCCTTCCGAGAGTGTAAGCTTGATATTGACAGGTGGCTGGATATATGGCTTTATCCGGTCAGAGCCATTGTGGCTCAGGGAGCATCGCATCATGAAATACCGCCTTGAAGTAGACTACGTCTACAACGTTCGCGCCAAGAAGGGCGAGCGCCGCGAGCGCGGAACCGGCCGCTTGATCAAGGCTCTGATCTATTTCGGCGACGATCTGCGCGACTGCATGGCGCAGGCGGTTATCACCCGCAACGCGATGGGTTCGGACGGCTATTCCACCGTCATCGACGCGCGTGGGTACGATAACGCGGCCTACAAGGTCGATCCTCTCAAGGCCGTTCCCAACTTCAAATCCGCAGAATTGATCTGATCATGGCCATCCATCTCATAGATCAGGACACCGGCGATATCGACGGCGGCGCCGTTGATATCGCCGGTGTCCTGATCTATGAGATGGATG